TTACATTATGATTATGCGAAGGCAGTTCTCCGACAGTTCTCAGGACACTCTTTGCCACATGAAAACAGAAATATAAGGTTGCATATTGTTATGGGCTCTGTCATTACCGGTATTGCTTATAGCAATAGTATGGATATGGGAACCTGCTGTATTGGTCGAATTGGTATATGTGCGATCACCATCACCACCGCCGGGAACACCTCTGTCAGATTCGTAAGAACGACCAAAGGTAAATGTATGTGAATGATCTCCTGCCGTGTTTGTGCTAGCAGTATGTGTATGTGCAGGCAGTTCTCCGACAGATAACTGATGTTCGTGTTCGCCACCGGTACTGCCAGCTTGGTATTCTACGCCCCATTCTGATGTGCCCTGTGCCAGCAAAACACGTCCTGCCGGCATTGCATCCCACGTACCGCCAAAAAGATCTGCAGGCGATGTAGCTACTGTGCTCATATAAATCGACCCAACAGGATAACACATATCCAATTTAAACGAATTAAACGTTGTACTGCTCCCATCGCCTTTGGTGACGGTTACTGTGCCGTTTTTTTCTGTTACCGATTTTACATAACAATTGAAAACAGTTTCATGTGCGTCCTCTGCCTCGTTGTGTTTTTTAATAGCAGTATCCATTTCTAATACCGTCGGATAAACAATACTTTTATCAATCACTGCTTGAATATTTTGAGCATTAGACACAACGAAAGTTGTTTTAAAAATTGCTTCATTCACTGGGTCTGTTTTGTCCGGCATATAATCAGCATAATTCCCGGCGTTAGTATACGCGTAAAGCCTTTCTGTGCCACCTTCTCCTATTTTTGCAAATACACCTATTTCTTTAGCATGAAAACCCGCGTCAACTTCGCTGTTACTTACAACAGCGGTTAATGTTACCTGCCCCGGGCGAGATGTAGCGTCAATCGCTGTAATATTTGCATTTATCCTATTATCGATTAAATCCGTCAAATTTATGATTGATCCACCATTTAAATCGCCTGCCCCTAGAGTAACTTTTGTAAAAATCAAACCTTGACCACCTTGTGATTCTGCGATCATACTTAATCCTTCTTTTGTTATTACCATGCTCGGATATTTAGCCATTTTTTCACTCTCCTTACCTTATTTCAATCAAATTACACAATCTTACAAAACCAACAGCACTAACGACAGAATCATCAATTTCGATACTAATATCTAAATCAGCTGGTATATTCACCGTATTTCCGCATGATACAACTCCGGCAACTCTGATCGTACCTTCGGCACTCATAATATTTCTGAAAAAATATCCTAAATGCGCAGGTTTCTTTTCATTAAGCAGTTCGACTATATATCTTAAATTAAGCATTATATAACCGCTCTGCACCTCATAAAGCAGCTTGCCGTCAACAAAATCAATTACTATGCCGTCTTTATACCAAGCGTCAGCAACCGACTGTAATAAAGCAATACTGGCTTTACCATTGGCTTTCCATTTCGATTCGATTATTTTGCGACGTTCTTCAATGCTTTGCGTCGATAAAGGTATAATAGCCATTTCCCTTTCAAACCGTTTTACTGTATTAAGATCAGCAGTATCGAAAAAATAATTACTAAACACCACATCGAGAACATCGGATATATTATCGGCGTAAATCCCAGCCGCATTATAAAGCTGCTGTACCCACGGATCAGAACGGTATATTGAATTTAATGCTTTCAGCGTATAGTCTTTAGCTTTCACTTACGACCACCTGCCCCAGCACTGCAACCTGTTCTCCGTCGATCGCAACACGATCCTTACCACCATTCAGCAAGACGTCAGTATAATCAATAACGCCTTGCGCTGATAATACAGCGTCAGCGATCATCGCATATGAAACATAGTCTTGCTTAAATGCAATAGTTTTCAAATACTCTGTTACTGTTTCAGTGATTTCAACAGTCACCGTCGGCAGATCATATCCTGACTTTAATGTGACTGCCGTAATAACATTTATCATCAAAGGTTCAGCAGCTTGAACGGTACAATATGCCCCCGTCGGCGCAGCACCTTCACCTCTACCGGTAATACCCGGGTCAATGTGATTCTGAACATTTTTGATAATTTCATCAGACGGAACAACTCTATTACTGTCAATTACCACCACTTTCACAGTATTATCACCAGCCCAAAGTGGAAAAATTTTAGCGTCTCCGACACCTTCAACTTCTTTAGCCCATGCTTTATAATGGTAAATATTTCCGCTCACAATAGGTTCACGAAGCGATTCGAGATATCGCTCACGAAAATCATCATCTGATTCGGCGTCATAGCCGTCTTTTGTTGGATCATCATTCGTAATTGTCGCAATTCCTTGTAATGTTATTGGCATATTAACAATAGTATTAGCACCAACATTACCGATATTGCCAGCAACAACACATTTAACCATTACTGTATCGCTGCTGTTGACTGCTTTACTTTCAACAGATTCAAATTGTACCCCGCCGTCTGATTCAAATAAATCACCTGTATTAACAAAGCCGCTGCCTTCAACAATACGGACAAATCCAATTGCAAAAGTAGCGGCTTTTCTCTTAACATTTCGACGTTGTTCGATAAACCTTGTCAAATCATTTCCTGACAAATTATTCACGTCAAGTTTGTTTTCGATATCTTGCGCTTTTACATACAATGCTAAACAGGTAATTGCAAAAGCTCTTGTCAGATCATAAGTTGGAAATCCTTGCGTTTTTTGATAGTCATTAGAAATATTTTCCAACATATCAGAATGAATTTTATTAACATCAGATGTCATTTATTAGTTTCACTTCCTCACCGGTGTTAGTTGTGACCGTAAAACTGAATCTGCCCTTACTGAAAACCCAATCAGTCACACTCACCACCGCTGGGCAGCCGTTTAAAATTCCGTTTACAATCCGCTTTTTTATTTCAGCCAATACATAAGACCTCGGCAACCTGTACCCCAGCAACCCGTCCAGCCTGACCCCAAAATCCGAATTATAAATCGCAAATTTATCTGACCTTGTTCTGATAAATAATTCGATCCATTGCTTTATTGCGTCTACCTGCGTAGTATCCTTATTATTACCGTTGGCAAAAATAAAACATTTGTTTTTATAATCAAACGCAAACGATCGCCCTACATGGTTATTAGACAACTGCATTTCATCGTTTTCCGTAGTATTTATCAATGATAAATCAATTGACGGGAACATTTTATTCTACCCCCTTTACTATATCGACAATAAAAAAGTGCTGCCCGCTTTCGTCAGGCTGCACCATTACCATATCGCCAATTTTCCAAACTTCATGAAGATGAATCTTTCCGGTCGCATTGATATCACCACTTGCGTCATAACTGCCGCCGCCGTGTTCACAGCTTACCTTTATTTGTCCGCTCTGCGATTGATCTGCAGTGAAATCAAAGTCACTTTTTCTTTCCAAAAGCTGATTGCACACATAACAATTTGATCGGTCAATAAAAAATTTTCCGTCTTGAATAGATATTTTCAACGGTTCTAGCGATACAATTTTGCCAAGTATCGCACCCAACGGTTTAGGATTATCACGGTCTTTAAATAAATTCGCAAGCGTTACTTCCCAATCTTTCATCAAATCACCGCCAAACTCAAAGACATGGTATGTAAAGCAGGAGTGTAATTATGCACGCAGTTTTTAACCAAGAATGTCCCTACCAAATCAATTTCAGGTTTATTAAAAACCAACAAACGCCCTGATCTAACTTTGTCATCACCGAAAAATTTTAAAGACCGGTCTATTTGTACCTTGTTCAGCTCTAACAATTTCTTCACCGCGATATTCTGCGCCTGCGCTGAATTTTTATCATCAACCTTTTCAATTTTAGCCAACAAACCATAATGTTTTATACTTTCCGCGTCTTCTGCCATGCCGTACACTTGCACATGTTTTTCACTGCTGGCGACAACTGTTATTCGATTACACATATCAGCGATAGAATATGTTGCAGCGTATTCCCCCGGCAAATCAGTAATGTTAAATTCTTTTCCCCCGGTATAAGGGACATATTTTGCGTCAATGATCAAATCTGTATATCGTTCAACATACAGCTTATTCAACCTTACTTCAAAGCGATATTTTTCACCGCGTTCAGCAGTCGCTTTTTTTAGTAAATCACGTATGATATCAGATACTTTATTTCCGTTATAAATCGCTTTCACCAGTGTCGGAATTTCAACAATATTACCGATTGGAATATTAAATTCATTACACAACTGACGTATCGCTTCACTCACAGATATTCCGTCATATTGTTTCATTGCTTCTGACTTATTTAGATAATATGCAAAATCATATGCGGTATATGATCGCGCCGTTATTCCATTGCGGCTATCTTCGACGATAATGCCCGCAAAAACAAGTTCGTCGTTATTGCTGAACATAACTATACCGCCATTTTCCAGCCCTTGACTGAAATTTTTATCAAGCATATTTACCAGCATTTCAAAATGAAAATCCATTCCTAAAGCGTCAACATTATCCGACCGAGAATAATTCGATGATACTGCTGTTATATCACGTCGTTCACCGTTTTTTTCATAAATTAGAGATAATTTATTCATTGCGAACACCTGCTGCCATTTTCAATAACGAATTCAATTCAGACCCTAATTTATATTCACTGGCTTTCAAACTGTAATGTATGTCGCCGACCTTGTCAGAATAATAGGTAAATTCATCGACTAAACACGACATGTCAATGTAAACATCGCCATTACCATAAGTAATAGAACATTGCAGGGGAATGTATTTACGACGCCACTTTTCAAAAAATTCAACAACTTTTTGCGCACTGCTACCAGTAGGACGGGCAAAAGGATAGTTTTTACCTTCCGCCGGCAATAAACTTTCAATTGTTATTTCTCGTAATCCCATTAACCCGATCACCCTGATTGATCCTGAAATAGATTCAAATGTTTCGTTGTTCTGCGGCTGTGCCAATTCAGGCAAATCAGCGGGTACAATTGGCAATACAATATAGTCACTTTTATTCTCAACTGAAAATACAATATCGGCAGCCTGCTTTTTAAATGGTATTCCAATGCCTACAGATTGAAACGCATTTGCAAATGCTGAAAAAATACTCGCCATACACTCACCCCCTAAATATTACCCAGCGCTGCGCGCAATTTTGCTACAATAACATCGCCCACATAATCGGCATATTCTTCATTGCCAATCACATTACCCTCTATCGTCACATACAAGGCGATTTGCGGCTGTGAATTCATCTGTCTGGCCCTTTTATCGTGCGGTACTATTTGCGACCCGCTAGGCAGATTTACAAGTTCACCGCGCCCATCTTCATTTATTTCAGCAAGCCCACCTTTAAAATAAGATGTGCCTGTCGCAAAGTTAGGCACAGTCGGAAGATCAGGCTTAAATCCTTTACCACCAAAACCTGGCACCCATGACGGAACAGTAAAGTTAATGCCGTTAATACTGCTAATAACTTTATTGACCATATCAATAATAAGATTCAGCGGAGTTCTTACCAATTGCACCAATCCATCAAAAAGGCTTCCCAAAATGTTTATTACGTTCTGCCAAGCACCAGACCAATTGCCAGTAAATACATTGACGATAAAATCAATCAAATTTGTAAAAACTGTTTGGATTGTATTAACTACTGTCATCACCTGCATGAAAGCACCCGTCACAACCGTTTCGATAACCGAAAAAACAGTTTCAAATAGCGGCGAAAATATTGACGCTATGTAATTACCAAACGCCTTTATCGAATCCCATACCGATAATACTGCCGCTTTTACTTTATCCCAATTCCTATACAGATAAACCAATGCTGCAATCAATAAGCCTATACCAATCGCCCATAAAGCAAATGGATTCATAGTCGCAATAAATTTCATTATTCCACCGGCAGCAGAAATGCCCGATGTAAAGTCTTTGATTTTATCAAGTCCACTACTAACGGTAGAAATAACATTAAACGCAGTGAACGCCGCTGTAATCCCTGCTAAAACCGGTATCAATATTTCAGAATTATCAATCATGAAAGCTATAACTTTACCAGCAACTTCAAACGTATCGAACATAACGTCACCAAATTTAACAATCCCGTCAATCACTGCTGGAATGTATTTATCAATAACAGGACTTAATTCATCAAATTTTTTAATAAAGCGATCGAGAACTTTCATTGCTTTATTTTCAATGACTGGTGTCAATCCACCAATTACAGACCAAAATTTACCTTTCAATGGCATTAATTTTATGCCTAAATTTTCAAGCATATCACCATAAGTATTCATACCTTGCTGCCCTTTGCCGACATCGGTTTTAGCCATAGCAGCATTTACCCCGCCAACATTATTTTGCAACACTTTTGCTATTGTAGCGGCTTTCGTCATTGCATCGCCGTTTTTGATAATTTCTTTTTCAGATTCAGTCATTGTAATACCGACACGGCTCATTGCCGTAACCTGACCGGTCATAGCTTTACCTATCATATTCGCAATACCAACGGCGTCTTGCTGTGTCGCATTCATACCTTTTTGTTGTACAAGCAGATCAAGCATTCCACCCGAAAGCATTTTAATTTGTTCGCCGTTTAACTGAAACGTTGCAAGCTGTTGCATACCAGCAAGCGTTACTTCATCGCCTACAACACCTAAATTTTGTAATTCTGAAGCATATGCAGACAATTCCTTACGAACAGTTTTATAGTGTTCAGCACTTACAGCCTGTATAGACGTAACATTTTTTAAAATAGCTTCCAGTTTTGTTTCTGCTTCAACTTGCGCTTGTCCCATTTCTAGCCACTTTTGAGAAGCTGACACAATGCCGCCTATCGTCAGAACTCCACCCAACGTGCCGACGACTGCCCCAAGTTTCCCAACCGTGCCAACCAAACCCAAAAACTTATTATTAGCACCTTTAGCAAAATTGTTTACCGCGTTCTGCGTGTTTTTAAATTGCCGTTCAGCCTGTTTTGTCTTACCTGCTACAGCTGTGATCGGAGCTGAAAATTTATCGACCAATGTCAATAACACGTTTATTCCTCTAGCCAATCTTTTCAACCCCTTTCAAAACCGCCGAATTTTCTTCTGCAGTCACTCCCATTGACGCAATGAAAAATTGTTTTTCCAATGGCGTCAGATTCATCAATTCTTTCACCGAATGCCCTCGTTCAAGGTAATAATGAATCATATACATTTCTGAATCTGACTTTATTAGTTTTTTAACATTTCTCCAATTTTTTCAAGATCAACGTTATACATTTTCAGTAATTCATCACCGATCTTGCCAATTGCCATAAAATCGCCGCCGAATATTTTTTCGACAATATCATATGGTTCAGCACACTCATACGCCGCTTGCAAATTTTTATTTTGCAACAGCAGGCAGGAATCATAAATCAGCATTTTAACAGCTTCACTGATCGCCATAACAGACCGACCATGAACAGAAAAAACATCGTCAATAACTCTGACTATCGCAGATAAAGGAATTTGTTTAAAGACAAGTGTGCCGCCTAAACTCTCAATTTCAACTTCGATCGTCTTTTTAAAAAGCAACTCCGTTTTCTTATCGATTAACTCTTCAAGCGTCAATAAATGCTTACCATTTTGTATTGTTTCTTTCATTTGTTCTTCACCTCATAAAATAAAAACGTCCGCATTTAGCGGACGCCTTTTTAAATTTCAGAAATAGTATCAAGGTACTTGAACCCGCCAGCCTTAAACGGTACAGATTCTTCGCCGATTGCTTTATTTTCGAATTGGATCATCATAAATTCGTCAAAAGTAACATTGTAAATTTCCACACGCTCACTGCCGGAAATACTCGGATCGTCTAACCGGGCGACAAATTTAATTGTCGGCATTACTCCCGATTGATACCCCTCGGCAACAAGCCGAGCGACACCGCTATCAACTTTATGCAAAACCATTGTGCCGCTGATCCCGTAACCGACAAAACGCTGTTGCTCACACAGTTCACCGTTGACATCAACCGTTTCATATGATCCGGTTACTTTACATTCAAAACTTTTCAAATGTGCCATCAGACGATCATTGACCCATAAACGACCAAAAGTGCCGCGTAAAATTTTATTTTGAATTTCAGTCATTTTTTATCTCCTTCCTTACTGCATACCGATATCAAATTTCAAATCTTCGGTAGCGTCCAAGATTTTTATATCGCCCTGCAAAAATACATACGATTTAAACGTCATTTTCTTGACCTTGTCAGCATTCCAGTCAGCAGCGTCAGTTCTGCCAATATCAAGCCACGCTTGCCGTTGCGATTCAACGTCGATCGTAGAATGATTGTCATATTCAGGATCAAGGATTTCTGCAAGCTGCAGCTGACGAAAATAACCGTTAACAGCACTTATAAACAAGCATTGATTGTCATAATGATTTTTATACTTACCAACGTAATTATTTTTATATTCTCCGTAAATATCTTCACGGATCATATTCATACTTTCAACAATGATAATTTTCTGCATGTCCTCGGTTTCAGTGCTTGTAATAGTAACCAAGCTGTTCACGCCCCGGGCAATGCGAATATCACCGTCGTCATTAAACAGGCACAACCAACCTTCGTCAATCAGCATATCAAGTGTTTTTTCAGCAGTTTCCACATCTTCACAGTCAACCAAATCTGTCAAAGTATAATAAGTACAACTGCGATTCATCGGCAAATTAGCCAATAAACTAACTAAACGCGGCAAATATTTTACCATTGGTACAATTTCACTGGTGTCGGCTAACGTCACCTTTGCATTTTTAACGTTAATAATATACATACTGTCAGCAGTAGTAATACCATTGACAACAGCAATATATTTCTTACCTTTGCTGTTAGAATTTTTCGTTCTGATATAGTTAGCAAGCGGCTGCTGGTCATCAACTTCACAGGCACACACATAGTTGTATTTAAGCATAGTAAGTATTGCTGCAGCGTCGCTGAATTCTGCTTCTGTCGGTACGTTAATTACGATGACCTCATTTACTGCAACCAAAAAACAACGCTTTATTGCTGCCAAGTTATCAACAGAATAATCAGTCGTTTTTATATCAGTTTCATACTTATAACGCTTATAACCTGCGGTACTGTTTGTATCATCTCGAACAATAACACATGCGATACCGCGGGCGCTGCGTTCAATAATAGAACCGGCTTTTTGTTTGAAATTTATTTCAATAACAGGCAAACCCATTTGTTCAATCTCCTTTCGTTTTTACCTCAATATCTTTCATGTCCGGCAAACCAGCATAATCTTTATCGACATGTGACTGCACAGTATATACACTGAAACGTGTTTCAAGCACCATATCTTTTTTATCAAAATGGTGTCTGATATCATCAAACGTCAACTGAAAAAATTCGCTAATTTCCAGCGGCTCATTTAGTTTTTCCCGGAGTTGATTTTTAAGTTTAAGCAATTCTAAAAAACCAACTTCACGATTTTCTGCAAAAAAAGTAAGAACGATGTCATCTGTATCTGCATAATATAGACCGACAGTATCGTTCTTCATACTGTCAACAGTTATAAAACAGCAAGGACGATAAAACCCTTCGCTTAAATCCTTATCGTTGATCGGATACAGCGGAAATTGTTCGCGGATCATCAAAGTTAGTGCTTTAATGATTTCTATTGTAGTAATCACAGCAAAACTTTGCCCCCTTTCAGAAGGTCATCAACAAATTCATCAGTCATTTCCGCAAATTGCGGTTCAAAATTCCGATAAACTTCACCCACGATATGTTTACCTTCAACAAAAATTTCTTTCCCGTTGCGTTTAATAGGCGTACCGTCTTTATCTTTCATAACATGACCGTGTTCGATAAGATGAGCATGTGGGGCTTTATTTTTCACACGTACCTGAAATTGATCTTTCTGATAAAGATATGGTCGCCCGCGGCTAATTCCCTTCAACAAATTACCAGTTTTCTTTCGTACCCGTTTTATATAAGCCTTCTTCACATTTGACCGGAGTTTATTTCCGGCGCGTCCCATAAAGTTTTTAGTTTCCCGGGGAAATTTTTCTTTTGCAATCTTTAACAGTTTCTCTTGAAACTCATTAAATTCTTTATATTCAAACTTGACTGTCACACAACCACCTCGCAGAATATTTCCAATCGTTCATGATTTAAGTACGGATCAAGAATATAAAGAATATCATATCTGCTGCCACCATAAACAAACCAGTCGGAAGGTAATATCGAAGGATCGTAGCGAACTTTTATTTTGTGAGTTGTACGTGATAGCGTGGTATCCGCAGCCCGACCGCTTAACAGCTGACCAGTCTGCGGAATAATCCCGCCCCACACCGTTTTTATCAACGTTTCGACAATAGGATATTGCCCTAATTCATTCATTTCTGAACTGGGGACATTACGCCATAGTTCCAGTTTGCGATTAAGCTGTGATGTTAGATTTCCATTGTTCCTAAACATTACAGCAAATTCACCGAATACGCATTCAGAATACGTTCAGTCGTTGGATTCATCTGTGCACCACCTTGTATTGTCGATTGTCTGACATCATACAATTCTGCGCACAGTGCTAAAATCGCAAGTGGTATATCCTCATATTTGTCTAATTCCTCACTGTTCAGACCTGTATGCGACATAGCGCGCTGACGCGCTGCAGCTAATATCGCAGCAATCAGATCTGTTTCAGCATTTCCGTCGATCCTCAAATAATTCATAACCGTTTCGACCGTTAATTCACTTTGTTTCATTGGCTTTCGCAGCGGCAGCCTTTTCAGCGGCAATCCGCTCTTTTTCAGCTTTAGCGGCAGCAGCGGCAGCCTTTTTTTCAGCCGCAAGTCGTTCTTTTTCAGCTTTAGCGGCAGCTTTTTCAACTTCTTCTGCCGTTAATTGTTTGTTATTTTGTTTATCTTCAACTGGTTCAACGTAACCAGCTTCGATCAAATCTGTTGCCAGCTGGTCAGATTCAACATTAAAAATTTCCCCGGGCATGGCTGTTTTATAAATCGTTGCAAAACTCTTTACAGCTTTGACTTTCATAAACTCGCCCCCCTTATGCTTTCATTTTAAGAATCGCAATTTTTTGCGGCTCTACAATTTTACTGTCAACTTCAATCCAGCCGACAATGCTCATGTACGGTAAGGAAGCAAGCAACCGAAAACAAGAGATAGACCGCCAGCACTACACTATTCCGAACCAAAGACCAAAAGATAAGCATTGTGGGAAAATCTAAACTTTTGGATTTTCCTACAATGCC